TCGTTGACAAGCTCAGAAAAGGCGACAGCATCCTCGTGACCGGTGCCGTGCGCCGGCAAGAGTGGAATGACAAGGAGACTGGCGCCAAACGCAGCAAACATGTGCTCAGCATCCAGCGGTTTGAATTCATGCCACGCGGCGCTGCAACCACTAGCGAGGAGCCTGTGTTCTGATGAATCAAACCACCCTTGAAGCAGCATTTAAGGAGTGGTGGGAGGCGTCTTACGGGCGCCCTCCCGGCACTCACGCAGTCATGACCCACGTAGCGTTTGCTGCGCACATCCTTGAACTAATGGAGCTGATGCAGGATGAGCGATCTAATTAACCATCCGCCGCACTACAAGCACGGCGACATTGAGTGCATCCAAGCCATCAAGGCAGCACTTGGTGATGCTGGCTTCAGCGCCTATTGCAAGGGCAACGTTATCAAATACTTGTGGCGTGCTGAGCACAAGGGCAATGCCGATGAAGACTACGGCAAAGCCGACTGGTACATGCGTCGTTTGCTATTGCATCATGAACAAGTTTGAAGCCGGCCACATCCCCGGCACTGCCGTACTCACGCCGCAGAACGCGATTGAGATCCGCGAGTTGTACGCCAAGGGCGAGACGATGCTCAGCATTGCCATCACCTACGGCATCAGCGTTGCTCACGTGAGCGACATCGTGAACCGCAAGAAGTGGAAGAACGCAGAGCAGCAGGTGGCAGCATGACTAAAGAGCACCCGATCACTCCCCCGCCAGGATTAATCAAAAACTGGTGCGCAAGCAGGATACACGAAAAGCAAGATGTTCCTCTTCATGTGCATGTTGCCAACCAAGCCGCCCAATGGGGCGCCGACCAAGAGCTGGAGGCGTGCTGTGAGTGGCTTAATGGAGGATCAAAGATTGATTATGACACTGCTGCATCACTCCGCGCCGCACGCCGCCCATCCCCTAAACCTCCCGAGACTATAGAAGTTGACGGATTCACTTACAAGCTCGTACAATGATTATTACTGACGAAAAACTGACTCTCTGGAAAGAAAGGTTTGAGATAGACCCCAGCCAGCCCTCTGGCCTTGTTTGGAAAAGCTTATTGACTTACCAAAACAAACAAAAGATGGCGGGACATCTTGTTGAGGGCTACTACCGAGTTAAAACCAGGGGTAAAACATACGCCTGTTCGCATATTGTTCTGGCGCTCTCTGGAATACTCCCTTCGGAGCAAGACACCGAGGTGGACCATATTGATGGGAACCCTTTAAATAATAACGTAATCAACTTGCGATGGTGTACCAGGCGTACAAACGAACAGAATAAGCGCAAGAGAGGAAAATCGGGATGGAAGTATGTACGTCCAACGCTAGAAGGTAGATGGTACGCAAGCTATCAACTTCTCGGACAAAGCAGGAAAAAGTATGTTGGAACATTTGACGACGTCTACGAGGCTCACTTAGCTGCTATTGCCGACCGTTTAGAAAACTTGTGGAACCCTTGAACAACTCCCCGACCAAACAAGTGAAGGAGCCTAATCACCCATGCCAGTGACAACAATCAAACGCTGCCAATCTGATCCCGACTGGTGGTACACCGTCGAGGACTGCAATATCGAAGTGGACGAGCTGCCCGGTTCTGGTCTCGCCATCAAGTATCACGACACTCGCAATCCTGAAGGTAAAACTGAATTAAGCATCGGGAAGGAAGATGCACTCCTGATCCGAGACGCTATCAACCAGCTTTACCCGCCCTCTTAGAGATTCCGACTAATGGACAAACAGGGCATCATTGACAGACTGCAAAACGGTTGGGATTTGGCCAATCGTGGAACAGGATGGTGGCTTAGTGCCCCACGCATTCCCTACAAGGGGACAGAGTCTTATCAAATTGAGGACGCCACGGTGGAAGCTATGAAGGCCGAAGGGATCCTTGAATTTGATTTGCCCTACAACACTTTATGGGCACGCCTTGTCAAACCGAGTAGTGAGGAACGTTAATGGCTGAAGCTCTTGTTGCTGTTACCGCAATGATTTGCATCACCCTCGTCTATCTCAGTCAACTCCCTTAGCGGAACCCACTTCTATGTCTGAACTTTCACCCGCTGCACAGGCGGTAAAAGATGCCGTGCTTGCGCTCTACTCTGACGAAAAAGTCCACAAGTTTGGATGGCAGCTTGACTCACCCACAGTCGCCGCCGCCCTGCGAGCTGCTGCAGATCAACTCAAATACAAGCTCCTCGATGTGGAAGTAGTTGATTGCTCACAACTGCTCTTGCTTGCCGACGAGCTTGAAGCCCAGTAGTCAGACCCACTACTTACTCAACCAATGACCATCCTCTGCGACTACGAGATCAAAGCACTTTGCACCGATGGCATGGTGCCGAACTATGACGAGGCATTGATCAATCCCGCCAGCCTTGATCTACGGCTTGGCGACACGATCATGATCGAGTCCGCCGAGGACTTGGACATGCGCCCGCTCAACATTGCTGGCGCCACTGCGGACAATCCATATTGGCTGAAGCCTGGGCAGTTCATCCTTGCTCAGACCATCGAGGTGTTCAACATGCCGGAGAATATTGCTGGCTTGTTCTTCCTCAAGTCCAGCCGCGCACGGGAAGGCTACGAAAATCTGCACGCTGGCTACGCCGATCCCGGATGGCATGGCAGCGTTCTCACGTTGGAGCTGAAGAACTCGCGCCAGATCCTGCCGCTGCCGCTGTGGCCTGGGTTGAAGATCGGGCAGATGGTGTTCTTTCGCATGAGCCAGCAGCCAGTGACTAGCTACAGCGTCACCGGCCATTACAACTCAGATCTCACGACGACGCCCTCTAAGCAGTTCATCAGCGGCATCTAGGTGCCACTGCTCAAGACCAGTCCGCAACGCTGCCGATGCCTCCTGCGCTAGCCAGTGGATTTGCGACCGCTGGCTAGCTTCCTGCTCGGCAAGCAGCAGCGCATACTCCAACAAGCCAGCCCAATCTGCTGCAGCATGTAACGCACGCAACTGCGCAGCATTGGCAGCGCCGTGGAATTGTGCTTCCATTGTGTGAACTAACGGATTCTCCATGTCTGATGCCATTGGCGACTACTTAAACAGTATCGCTCGTTATCCACTTTTAACACCGCAGCAAGAGATACAACTCGGCCGGCGTGTTGCAAAGTGGAAAGAACTTAAGGATCTTGATAGACCTTTAACCACGCAAGAACGCCGCGAGCTGCGCAGCGGTGAACGCGCCCGCCAGCGGTTTATGCAGTCCAATCTGCAGCTGGTGGTACATGTTGCCCGCAAATACAGCAAGCGCAACAATCAAACACTTGAGATGCTGGATCTCATCCAAGAGGGCAACATCGGACTTGCGCGTGCGGTAGAACTGTTTGACTACAGCCGCGGCTACAAGTTTTCCACCTATGCCTATTGGTGGATCCGTCAGGCGATCGGACGCGCATTAGTGCAGTATGACCCAATCATTAGATTGCCGCTTGGCATTCACGAGATGCTGGTCAAGATTAACAAGACTGCACAGTTATTTGCGCAAGAGCATGGTCGCACCGCAAGTATGTCTGAGCTTGCTGCAATGATTGATGTGACGCCAGAAGTCATATCTGACACATTACGCCAGGCGTATCGCGTCACCAGCCTCGACAAGCCAGCACATGAAGATACATCAAACATCTTAGATCTCATTGCAGATGAGAAGCAATATGACGTTGAATATGACTGGCAGCTAGAGGTATTACGCGATCATTGTGAGCAGTATTTAGATGAGCGCACGCGGGAAATCATCTATGCACGCAATAGCCGTAATCCAGTGCCATGGAATGACCTAGAGAAGCGCCTAGGCATTTCACGCGGGCATATGTGTCAGCTTCAACTACGCGGCATCAATCGGCTTCGTATGCTGATAGGCAATCCGCTGGCAGGCACACCACTTGGCGCCAACGATACAAAAGATCGGGAACACGTGGAGAGTATGCCTAGCGGGGATGTGCAGGGATCACCAACAGGAGTGGCAGGCTAAAGTGTTCTACCATCAGATGCTTGAATCCAGCGCAATACTGCAAGTTCCCGATCAAGCAGATAACAATCCTGGCGATTAAACCATTGCTGCCATTCTTCACTGCCCTTGCGGCGGTTGCAGTTACGGCACGCTGGCACTAAGTTAGTGGCTACTGTTGCGCCACCTTTATGGCGTGGCCTGACGTGATCTAACGTGTCTGCTGATTCGCCACAATAGGCGCATTGATGTTGCCAAGCTTCAAAGATCTCTTGCCTGAATCTGTGTTTTGCACTGCGTTTTGGTACGAGGTTTGCGCCATCGATGCAATGATCCACGCAGTGGAGTCAGTAGTCCCATCGTACGCGTGGTCTTCCGCGCCTCATGCCAAGATGCACAAATCCCTTTGGGGCGCCATAGCCAAGTGAATACGGCCAATGCTCATCACACCACTCTTGCACGTGGTTGATATTGACCTCGCGGATGTAGAAGTCAACCGCGCCGACATTAGGTGCATCGTATAGATGCTCGCTTCCACTGGCGCCGCCCACCGATGCGTTGATAGCACGCGGACGGTAGCCGCTGGTGATGACTACAGGCTTGCCGCCAAACCTAACGCGAGCACGCTCAAGAAATGCTGCTAGCTCTGCTGCTGTGTCGAGCTGGTATTGATGATCAAAACGCCGCGCCTCTTGAAACAATGCAAACTCACCGAGCTGCACATGTGGCGTGATGCGTGCAGTAAATGCACTATTGGGCGCCAGTTTGGCCGGCGCTTGCTGCTGCTCACCAGCCCATAACCTGCCTTCTGCGCGACGGCGGCGCAATAGTCCGGCCTCGACGCTGCTGCCGGGATTGCGGTACAGCTCCATTGCAGCTGGCACTGCATCCCAATCCTTATCGCGCAGGCACCGGCTGATGGTTTCAAAGCCAGCGCTGCCGTAAAACCCCGCGCCAAGGTTATAAGCAAATGACAGCAGCGCAGATTGCTTGTTGCCGCTCATGGCACCCCAGTGCGGCACGCTGCTGCGCAGCTTCTCTGCAATGCGCCCTACTTCAATCTCTAGCAGCTCATTGGCGTCAATGACTGTGATCTTGTCACCGCGCTGCACCTTGCGACCATCCGGATAGCGCGTGGTGCCATAGCCAATTGTTGCTATATCCCATCCATGCAAGGGATCAGGATATGCGCCAAGGTGCACGCCTTCGAACTCTTTAATGAGCTTTAGCGCTGCGTCATAATTATGCAGCTTGCCGCCAGTCTGCCATGTTTTGTACCACGGTTGGTCTCTGTTGAAGACTTGTGGCGCAACTTTTAATAGCTCAGCTTCCAATTCAGAGATCGCCGCCATTTGATGCGGCGTACCGTGCTTGTAATACTTAAACAGATCTGAAAGCTTGATCATCGCTTGACGAATGGAGTGATTACACCGGCAAGGATTTCAATAGCTCTGTAAATCTTGACAACTGCTTTTGATGCAGCAGTTAGAGCTGCGTCATCTTTTGGCGTAGGCGTCAGGTTGACCACGATCAATGCAACACCGTGAATGGCGACTGCCAATGCGATGTAATCAGTGAATTGATCCATAACTAACAGGATGGCGGCCTTGCCTCTAGCTTAGTAACCCTCTGCTCTACGGTATTGAGCCGCGTAAATGTTTCCTTGCGGTCTTCCTTGATGTCGGTGTGCAACACTTCAAGCTGCGTTGCAATGTGCTCTACTGCGCTGGTCAATCGGATGACTGCATCACGCGCTTCATCGTTGCGGCGGCTAAAGCCCATCGCGCCCATCGCGGCGACGGAGATCGATGCTCCAGCGACAGCAGCGATGATCTCGATCATGGCATCATCTTACAAGCTACGCCCAAGGCCCGACGGAGGTGTTAGACCCAGCGGCGCCGATCGGCCAGATGGCAAAAAAGCTGCCTGCCACGGTCGAATAAGCGCCGCCAGGGGCTGCGCTGAGTTGATATTGCGGAATGAACGTACCGCCAGCGTTGATGCTTACTGTGCCGTGGTATGTGTAGCCGTATTGAATTGTGGATGCTGTTGTTGCGCTGGTTAGGTTTGCCAGTGTGGCTATTGATATATGTGACGCGTTAGTTGTTCCAGTGCCTACTGTAGGCGGTGCAACAGTTGCGCCTGTCACATAGGCAGTATAAAAAATGTTGTTTAGTGTTGCTGTTCCGCCGAATAAAATTCCAAACGTGTGGGAAGTTGTGCCAGATGTTTTTGATGCAAGAAAATCTGCAGTAAAAGCATAGACGGTCGAGGCTTGAAGGGTAACGCCTACATTGAAAAGCGACTGAGCCCCGGTGGCGTTATTTCCTGTGTGATTACTATTCAACCGATAAAACATCATCGACGGCGACACGCCGCGTCCGGCAGGCGTGGTGTAAATCACCTTGCCGTCGTACTCGACTGATCCAGCTGTTGCGCTGGTCAGGTTGGTGCCTGATTGCAACGACAGCGGCGCAGCGCTAGTAGTACCAGCTGGCAGTACCAGCGGCGTGAGGAAATTGCGGCTCATCAGCCGATCACCACCACGCGGTAGGCGTTGCTAGCCGGTGCAGTTGCAAACACCAGCGTTGCGGTGGTCGTGCTCGGGCGGTACACATCCACCTCAACGTCGTCGTAGTTGCCGGAGTTGGGGAACACGCGGATGATCACATCGCGGGTGTTAAGGCTGTGAGTGATGGTGTAGCTGGTGGCGCTGCCATCACCGATGTTGGCGCTGTACTTCCTGATGCGACCAGACCATGTAGCCAGCTTCAGCGGCGTGACGATGCGCTGATCATCAGTGCCGGCGTCGGTCTCTGCCTGAGTGGCGATCTCGGCAATACCAGCAGTCGTCTCGCTGGCGGCTGGTGCAGCAGTGCCAAACGAAGTCCAGATGATGTTGCTGCTGCCGATCGTGCCGTTGACCTGTGTTTGCCGGAACGTCGCGCCAGCGTCTGTGCCTTCCTCAACAGTGATGGCCGCCTGCTCAAGCTCCGCAAAGGTGCTCGCATCCAGCGAGCGGGTCATGGCAGTCGACGATCCATTCCAGACGTAGATGCCGTTTTCGCTTTGCGTGGACTGGTTGCGCACCAGTACACGATCCTGCGATGCCATTGTCACGCCATCAATCGTGGCGCCAGGGCTGCTTAGGTTTAAGTTGCTCTGCGTACCAACACGAGCGCTATCCTTCCACGCCAGTCCTTCGATCGCTGAATCGACGTAAGCCTTGTTGGCTGCATCACCGCTGTCAACAGGCGATGGCAGATTGACAACCTTTGATGCGCTCTGCAGGTCAATGTCAGTGAAAAACTTGCGAGCCATGTCAGGTCAGGCGAGCGAGGCCAGCGGATGCTGGATTCAGTGTAACAACGGTTTGATTGACGCTTGGATGTGACACTTCGCCATCAATTTCTTGGCTGCCACTATCCAGCAATTCGACCGATGGGCGGAATCCCATGTTGTGGTTGATTGTCCAGGTCGTTGAAGCCGCTGATTGCGTGTGGATGTATGCACCAGAGCCAGCTGGCCCCTGCGGTCCTTGTGTAGTTGCAGTGACCGTGCTGGTAACGGGCACGGTGACAACAGTGCTGCTGCCGTTTTCGGTGACGGTGACTGTATTAGTTACAGAGCTGACGTTGACAGTCGTCATCCCGTATAGCCCTCGCTGACGTAGATAATTCCTTCTAGGTAATACTC